CTTCAGACACATCTTACCGTTACTTCTGGAAAGGACCTCATCTAATGCCTGACTGGTTCTACCCTATGATTCAAGTTGCAACACCGTTTGGCGCTCTCTTGGGCGCTTGCTTCATTGCCATCTATCTTAACGAACGTGAAGGACTCTAGACATGACACAGACCGCTACATTCCTCGACACTGTTGCAGATGCCGTCAACAACCTGCCTCGTGCTGACTACGACCTGCTCGAAACAGCCTGCACTTACATCACTCAAGCCTTTGCCGACTATGGAAAGCATGACGACTACAATCACAAAGGCACTGCCTACAACCTCTACCCGCTCTGCTCAGGCCTCGACAACAAAGCCAAGCGTCTACAGGCACAGGCAGATAAATACAGCGACCAAATCAACATGGCCGCTTCCTCAAACACAGGCACTGAAATCGACGCAGGACGACTCACTGACTCTATTCTGCGCAAAGCCAACATCGACAACCAGATCAGCGACCTATGTACCTTCCGCGATATGCTTGTAGATGCAATCGAAGAAAGCACCGGCGAACGCTGGACACCTTACGTACCTACCAACTCACAGTCTGGATCACCTTCTCAGGTGTCTGCTGACATTGCACAGCAACTCGCCAGGCGGTTTGCCTAGCACCACCGGAGGGCGCTCTGCTTCGGCAGGGTGTCCTCCCCTTTTTTACTCGCTCGCCCTCTACCATCCTCCGCCCCTCGCCCCTTCGGGGCTTGGGGCTCCAACATCGAGGCTCACCCGCATGAGCAACTGGAGTTCGCAATGCCACTATATGTTTGAAAGTTCCTAATAAAAATCGCACTTGGCATATTCGTCGGCTTAACTTCCGCTGTCATCGTCCTGATGTACTTCGCCCTCTTCGTCTAAGGATCACCAATGTCCGAATCTCGCAAAGAAAAACTCCACAACTTCGTAGAAAAATCTGACCCAATCATCGCACAAGTTGACGACTACGCCACCACTACTTTCGGCTGGTTCAAACCTATCGCTTACGTCATCGCAGCAGCTCTAGTCCTCAAATACATCCTCAACTAGCGGGGTCGCGGCGCGCAGCGCCGCACCTCCAGCCTCACAGAAGATCACCCGCAAGTTTCTACAGAAAGAATTTACTATGATCTGCCCCGACTGTGACGAATTACGTCACCCGGATCGGCCTTGTCACCACAAGATGTCCGATGCTGAACGCCACAGCTATTACGTCCGAGCATACCGAGACATAGAAGTCACCTGCCCCTCGTGCAAAAACTTGGTCAACATTAACGCAGTACGTGACAACAAAGACAACTGCCCCAAATGCACGACAACACTTCAACACTGCCATGGGATATCTGGTGCTCAATGGCTAGAAAGGAAAGAACAATGATAGGCCATACCCGAATTGCACGAACCATTGGAGCTTTCGTGCTGTACTACTTAATTCTTATGATTGTCTCCCTATGGGGCGCATTACTCGCAGGTCTTAATCCAACCATGATCCTGTCGATTGTATCCGCTCCATATTGGATACTCGTAATTCTCACCACAATCCAACTGACTAAAAGGATTGGATAATGCTGAGCTATGAGGAACGCTACGCAGCAGCAACACACACCGTCATGTTTCTCATGGATCATTCCACAAAGACATACACACCAGAAGAGGCTGCGTACTCTGCAGCCATGCAACACGAACTAGGTCTTAACCAATTTGGACGACTCGTACGTGAAGCCAAAGAACGCTACGGAAAAACAGACTAAACTATGGCTAAAAGAAAATACCAGGCTGTCTATGATGCAGCCTGCATCGTCTGCCCAAACTGCGCTGAACTAACTTACCAACAGTTTGTAAGAGTTCTAAGAACGTGGTTGGAAGATTCTTCTAAGCTCGACTACACGACCAAAGATGGGGATGTCTTTAATCTCGTGCGAAACAAAATGCCTGTAAGTTGACGCCGGAACAATGAAAGGAGGCCTAAACAAATAGGGCGCAAACTTTCCATCGGGACGCGCCAAAACTATATCATCTCTTTGATAAGAAACACTTTTATCAAACTGTATTTCTAGAATGTCGCCAACAAAAATTCCGTACTTATTTAGTGAATTTGCGTTACAAACTACCTTAACAGTCAACATTCTTCACCGCTTGCAGAAATGCACAGCCAAGCTGTATAAAGCCTTATGTTTGGATTTCTGCAGAAACGTTGTCAAGAACAAGGGCTGTCTTTGACCGCTGTCGCTAAAGAAGTTGGGATATCTCCAACGACTGTATGGCGGTGGCAAAAAAACAAATACAACCCTCGCTGGTCAACTGTGGAAACTATCTTGGCTTACCTTGATGAACACCGAGTCTAAAGCATATCAATCGCTTATAAACGCGTTACGTCAACGGCGCGAAGACCTTGGTATTAGCCAAAACGATTTAGACGAAATAATCGGTGTAACCCGTGGTCAGGTTGGTAAGTGGGAAGTGGGCTCAAGAAAACCCCGCGCATTTTTGCTCGCCTGCTGGGCTGACGCACTAGACGTGGAGTTTATGATTAAATGACAGCAGAAAAAGCAGAGCCCAAAGTCCTTCCTCGAAACCGCAAATCGAAATACAAAAACATTCGCGTTGAGTACGACGGAATCAAGTTTGACAGCAAACGCGAGTGCGCTCACTACCAAGATTTGAAAGTTCTGGAAGCTGCAGGAAAGATATCCCAGCTTCGAGTTCACCCAAAAGACTTTCAGATTACCATCAACAACAAACGCATATGCAGATACGAACCTGACTTCATCTTTTACGATGAAGAACAAGGGCGCTTCCGCATACAAGATGTGAAAGGAGTTCTTACAGAATTGTTCAAGCTTAAGAAAAAACTTGTTGAAGCAACCTACGACATTGAAGTGGAGATTGTTAAATGACTTCGATTGCCGCTGTTCAGCTCTACATACAAACGCTTAGAAAGGTACGCCACAGTCTCGAAGCTATTGATGATGCTGCGCAAGAACTTGGTCGTTTAGTTCCGCACGATTCCTTTTCGGAGGAGCTAGAAAATTACACTGCTAAATTTATCTTGGAGGCAAACAATGCCAACAAAAGAATATATGAAAGCGGCACTCTCTTCTTTAACAAAGAGAACAACAAGCCACACAAACTCGACGTATCGATTAGTGAAGGAGAACAAGCGCCCGAGTAAAGCAGAATACAAAAAGTCACAGGAAATCACCGATGCTATACGCCGATATACTCGGTGATTTTTTTTGCCTAGACCATTGCACTACTGCAATGTATACTCACACTACAAACGAAGGGGAGTCCAATGTACAAGTCATTACAACAGCTTAACGACCTTGCTCGCAAAATCGAAGAAGCTACCGTTGACATAAACAACAACATGGATGCCGCTAATAAAGGTGACACAACTGCACAAGTTACCGTAATCAATCGTGAGTTTGACCGTGAAGATTACATTCGTTCTTCCGAAGAAATTAAAAGCGCAGTTGAAGATATCGCTGAGTATTTAAAGGAGAATGTAAACGGTACAGATGATCTAATTACTGACGCAATGGCAACGCTAAAAGCGTTATCAGGCAGGAGCGTTTACTAATGACTCAAAAGCATGAATGGACAGTCGAAGCTTTCGACGCTGCTACAGTTGAACGCAAATGGCATCTTGGCGGCAGTGCCGCTAACCAAATTAGCCAAGGCAATGCCTATGATGTTTGGCAGCGCGCAACTGGTCGACTCGCAGACGAAGACCTTACCGACAACATTGCAGTACAGCTTGGCATCTTTACCGAGTCTTTCAACATTAAGTGGTTCGAGAAAGAGTCTGGCTTAACAGTTACGCCTGAAGTCGAGCTTCATCACGACGAGTACCCTTACTTTGTTGCTCACCTTGACGGCATGATTAAAGAATCAGGCAACACACCGCTAGAGTGCAAACACACTTCGTCTTACAACCATGCTGTCGCTGATTACTACTACGGCCAGCTTCAGTTCTACATTTGGATGGCAGACGCAGAAGAAGCACACCTCTCTGTAATACATGGCAACACATATCGACGACAGCGTGTCGCACGAGACGAGATGTTTCTGGACTCTCTAATTGACGCCATGCACCACGTAGCAAACTGTATCCAAGAAGACAGGCCACCTTCTGAGCGACCTATAGCAGTCGAGCCCACAAGCATTGTCCTTGATGACATGCGTACCGTGGACATGAGCGCCAACAACGAGTGGGGCAACGAAGCTGTGGAATGGACACAGATGCAGCCGTTCAAGAAACGTTTTGACGCAGCACAACGACACCTCAAATCTATTGTTCCTCAAGACGCTAGAGAAGCATATGGCAATGGCGTTCGGATCACTCGTGCAAAAAACAACAGCCTAACCGTCCGCATCGACAACAAATATACGGAGAATGACGAATGAGTTACGCAAGAAACAGCGACCCAGAGACAAGCTGGGAAGCAGCAGAGTCGCTTACGTCTACTTACAAAAATCGAGTTCGTGACGATGTACTGCAGTTTGCAACAGAAGCAGGGCCAGAGGGATTTACAGACGTAGAAATGCAGCAGCATTTTAATGACTTTGGCAGCAGCTATCGCACACGTCGCTCAGAACTATCAGCAGAGGGTTTAATTGTTGCTACAACTAATCGTCGTAAAACCCCCTCTGGTCGCAATGCCATCGTTCACGTTCATCGAGTGTTTGTAACTGGCAACCAACAGCTATCTTTTATCTAAGGAGTCCACATGACTGACGTAAATCACATCGACGTTATGACCGAGGCTGACATCCTGCTAGAAAAGCACGGTGTCCAGCAGCGCGGCGGGAAAAAATACCTAGAAGTTAAGCATCGCGTTACGGTGTTTCGTCGCGCTTATGGTGCTGACCTTGGTGTCGAAACAGAAGTAATCGACGCAGGGGACAAGTACGTTCGTGTTCGAGCTGTCATCCGTGACAAGCTTGGCAACATCATTGCCTCTGGCCTTGCAGAAGAAGTACGCGGCACCAGCCCTGTCAACAAGGGCAGTGCGCTAGAGAACTGCGAGACATCCGCTATTGGCCGTGCGCTTGCTTGCTTCGGCTTGCATGGCGGTGAGTACGCAAGCCTCAACGAAATCGTCAATCACCAAGAAAAAGTTCGCAAGATTGACGAGCTAAACAAACTAACAACGGAGAAGCCATCAGAAGATACTACCACCCCACTTGAACGTTGCATTGAAGACATCGGTGGCGAAATCTTTGAGGGAGTCAAAACCCTAGAAGATGGAGACCGTACTGTCTTTGACGATTTTGCTCGGCAAGCTTTTGTAATCATGGACAAGGAAATGGGAGCCGATGCGTTCCGCCAACTTGTTGCTCAATACAAAGGTGCCTGCAAAGCCAATCAGCCTTTGAGCGAAGCAGTCAAACGCATCATCGAGTATTACAACTCACAGTTTGTTGCCCCCTCATTCGACAAATCAAAAGACTAGGAGAACCCCATGGACCTCAACCGCATGACTATCATTGGCCGCCTTGGCCGTGACATGGAAATCAAAACAACCAAAGCTGGTAAGCTATTTGCTAAACTTAGCGTTGCCACTAACAGAAATCGCAAAGTCGGAGACACTTATGAAGAAGAAACCACTTGGCACAATGTCATTACCTTTCAAGAGAGATTGGTTAAAATCTTGGATGGCAAGCTTAACAAAGGCGATATTGTCTTTGTTGAGGGCACTCTGTCTATCGGTGAGTATACTGATAACGATGGTGTTCAGCGTCGGAGCGTGTCTGTTGATGTTAGTTTCGATGGGACCATTAATCGTATTGCAGGCAAGCAAGCACCAGCATCGACCATCGACAACTCAAAAGATTCGTCTAACGACGAACTGATTGAGTGGTAATCAACACAAAATAGGAGTCCAAACAATGCCCTTCGATAACCTTCCTTACGCAGAAAAAATTTCTCAGCACGGGTTTGTTCCTGCAAACCATGCGGAGCCTCAGTTTTTTGACGTTGGCATCGAGCGTATCTTTGCAAACGAAAATAACGAACGTTACTGGCAGCGCGTTTACAACAAGGACACCGACGAAACGATTGAGATTCATTCGTCGCGTTACGGTCTTACTGACTACCGAGTGTCTACAGCAGCGTTGCTAGATTCACTCAACAGCAACGAGATTGACACCACTGACATGCACCTGTCGTTTGACATGACAGAGAATGGTGGCCGCCTGTTTGTTCAGGCGTTGCTTCCTGCCTACACCACTCTCGAAGGCACACGAGCAGAAGCTCTGCGCATTATCATGTTCGACAGCTATGATGGCAGTTGCTCGTTCTCAATTCGCGCTGGACGTTACAAGTTTGTCTGCGCCAATCAGGCTGTCATCCCTTACTCCGGCGGTGAGTATGGACACATCAAAGCTCGCCATACCACCAACATCATGGAACGCACCCCAGAAATTATTGATACCCTTCTTGGTGCTATCCACGACTTTAAAACAGTTCAGTCTCGCCGTGCACTGTGGGATGAAGTCCGACTCGAAGCTGACCAAGCATACGAATTGCTGTCTTCAATGAAAGTTTCAAAGTCTGTACGCGATCATATCTATCAAGAGTTTGTCCAGGATTTGTCTTGGAGTATGGCTGGTCTTGATGATTGCTTGACTACGTGGGCCACCCATTACAAAGACCCCAACGTTAAAACCCAGATTGAACGCCAGCATGTTGTTGCGGCCCTTGAGGGCAGCAAGCCTTGGTTTAATTACGAACCGGAGTTGGCAAATGCCGCATGATCCTCGTGATCTTGCGTTTGAAGTGCGGCTTCTCCGAGAGTCAATTGACGCTCTCGGGGAAGCTATTGCCCGTGGCGCAAAGCTTGCTCAGCAAATCACTTCAGAGCGCAAACAAATTGAAGCACTTCTTGGAGCATTCGAGCCCCCTCGTTCCGCTATTACAAAAAAGAAGTCTTCAGCCATTTCTGTACCCAAGGGGGAAATCAATAGAGTTCTAGATGCTGTATGTCACCAATGGGACGTTCCCGTCGAATTGCTGCTTAGTGAGTTACGAAGCAAAAACACCACATATCCACGGTTTGCTTTTTGTCACATAGCTCACAGACTTCTTGGCCGCAGTTCTGGGTATGTCGCTAATATCTTAAACAGAGATCACACAACAGTCCTCCACGCCTGTGATAGGGCAGAACAGCTAATAGATAAGGACGAGGTCTTTTCTGCAAACTACTCAGCAGTTATTACTGCGTTGAAAGCTGCGTACACGCCTACGTCGGATCAGATGAATTGACAGTGCAAACTTCTACGCCAATAGACAAATAACCTATAGCGTCTACCCAGTGATCCTCAACACTAGGATCACCCGAAGCTAACCTACCTATTTTCATAAGAGCAAGCATGACCGATACATCGTGCTTGTTTATTTTTTTGCCCGTGTAAGCGGACCATAGCCCAGCTATGATTTCTGCGTTACGGTCTGCAGGCCCGTGCTGTGTTTCCCGGTTTTTTGTCACTAATTCTTTAGCGACATCGAGAGCTTCATCACGATACATCAATTAACTCACCTCGAAAGGAAACAACCCCGTCATCTACGACCGAGCAAATGTCAGGCCACAACAATTGTCCCTCAATGATGCTAAGGACAACAAAACCAGACCGCCAATTTACAGGAGCGTCTTCCGTATAAAACGAGAACTGAGGGCCATAAGTATCAGCCAATGTACCACTATCTACACCCCAGCGCACACCGTTGTAATCTGACAGTGGCGTAACTTTCAGAGAATGGAGATGCCCGGTCACCATTGTTTTACCAGACCACAAAGCATTGTTGTGGGTCGCATGAATACCGCCTTTAAAGCGATGCTTAATAACAATGCTATCGTTTATCCAAACCGACCACGCGGTTTCCCAATGCGGAAAATGGTCCTCGAAGCGAGTGCCTTGCACAGATGCGTATTCAGGAACGGCATTGGAAAGGCGACTAGCGAAACGAAGATCGTGATTGCCAAGCGTGTGGAGAAGAAGAGAGGATTTAGGCGCAGCAGCGCGAACTTCGTTTAAGCGTTCTTTGCAGGCTTCTAGTTCTTCAGAAAGAGAAGGCCGTTGCTCCCAACCAATCCGAGGGTGACGGCTGATAGAAGCTCCGTCAAGAATGTCGCCGTTATAAACGACAGCCTTTGGCTTTAGTTTTTTAGTGAGATGGACAAAAGCCCGGTGAGCAGTAGTAATTTCGCCCGGCCAGTAATGTGCGTCTGAGGCAATTAGTATATCGCCGTCTGCAATGTTGTAAGCCAGCCGCTCAGAGTAGCGATGATTATATCCTGTAATAAATTTTTTTCGAGCAAGACTTGTGTCCGTCTTTTCCTCTAAACGAGCGCGTCTTGCGTAAACTGCTCGATCACTTATTCCAAGAATTCTAGCCGTTTCCGCAACGCCGTTTTCTTCTATTAATCCAATAAACTCTACTGAGGAAACTGTTCCAGGTTTGCCGACCATAACTACCCTTCTGCAATACGATTCGCCATTCGCTTTGCACGTTCTGGTGTTTGCTTGGCAAACCTAGAATCTAACAACTCTTCAGCAGCCAGCTCAAAATCCTGAGCCTCTATAGCTGCAATGTGTTTCTTAAATTTTAGATAACCGCCAAGTCCCATTTGAAAAACCAACATAACTACAGTTTCTTTTATATTAGAACTGACGTTTGGCCAAAAAGAAATTTGCCAACTACAATTGCTCCATACGCGCTCTATATCGCGTTTTAAAAGCCACTGAGCTTCTTCTTCGTCTATTCCGTACCCAATACCTTCTTCGAGACAGCGACCAATTCCAACAGTCGTATAGCCTAAATGGTCTTCGTACGAGTAACGGCGGTAGCCTTCTTCCTGCGTTAAGATTTCAGCTATATCGTTAATGTTGTAAACTTCGTTCATATTTATTTGCCTACCCCTTTGGTACGCTCCCAGCTTCTAAGGCCGCCCAGACCTAACATTCCCAACAGGATTGGCATCATCTGCGACATATCTAGCGCAGGCAACTCAACTAAATGCCCCGTCTGCGCTAGAGCAAACGACACCATCGGCTGAAACAAATACGTCCAAGCAAGCGATGCGGCGCAAGTCCACCCTGTAAGAGGCCGCCAGCTTGATTGGAACCAGTTACCTTTTGCTTCCTCTTTGTTGACACCGATCTGCGCAAGATCAACGTTAGCCAAGTGCTGCGTAAGCTGCGCTTTAATTGCACGCTCTGCCTTTGCTCTTTCTTCTGCGTCTTCCGGCAAGAACCGCCCTGCTACTTCCATAACAGAAGGAAGAACGGCGCTAATAAGTCCTATCATTTTCCTGCCTCTTTCTAGTTTTCGGATAGAACGGCAAGCAACGCATCTTCGCACCGCTGTTGCGCTTCGTTCATCGGCGGATTGCACGTTCCCCAGTAATTAAGGATTGCCATCCGCAGCGTGGCGTTCTCGGCAGCAAGGGCTTCGGCGCTATAGTGATGTTGAGATTTTGAGTGTCCACACGATTTGCAGTTTTCAGCCATTCTCCACCCTCTTTCTCGTGTTCAAAACGAATTCTCTCTCAAAATTCGCTCAAACGCAAAAGTAAAAGCGCGATGCTTTTTCCAGCGGCGCAATCACCGGGAGCAATGCGCCAATCATTTGCCCGCCTCCAGCAATTTAATCCGCACCTGTAGATCATGGATTATGTGCATGAAATCCTCACGCATTTTCTGCCGCTCGATACTGTTGGTAGGAGATGCCACGATCTCGCCCTGCGGCGTGACCAGCAGCATGAGATAGCCTTCGGCCTTTTGCAGTCGGCTTTCGAGTTCGTTGAGCGATGTAATGAGGTAGCCAACAGCCGCGAACAGGATGGGTGCCAGCGCAGTCAGGACGGATTGAACATTGAGGTTCATCGCCCAGTCAACCGCTTAACCGTGTCAGTCTCCCAGATGCGCAGCGCCAACCATATAATTGAGAGGATCGCCGCCACGTCAGGGATGATCGCAAACCACGACCCGATCCCGCCAGCAACAGCGGCAACGTCGAAGCCGGTTTTCAGTTCGTCGGTCACGCGGCGTCCGATCTGCGGATTTTCCCGATCATACTTGGCGTGGTACACCATGAGTTGTCTGTGCCCTGGAAAAATACTGAATATGTCTGCCGCCCAAGATAGAAGCGCATGAGCGTCCCGGCGTTACTCTGACCGACCCACGCCAATTCCTCACCCGCATTTCGGGAGGCCTCATCAGCCGCCGCTGCGTCAGGCACGCACACGATCTGCTGTTGTGCAGAAAGCGGCGTTGCGAACAGACACGCAGCAATGACGAGGATGGCGCGCATTAGATTGTCTCGGGCCAGTTGTAGATCGGCGCATTACCGGTCGGATTACCATCAACGTCCGTCGGGGTAACGAACAATGCTTTGAATGCGTCGAGATCGACACACTGGCTGATCTGGTCTTCGATGATGCCAGCCGCCAGACGTACCTCGTTGCGATACTGCTGAGTGTCGGCGGGAACATCGGTGCCGGTATCTTGCTGGCGGATGTACGCCCAGTCGGTCTCCGCAAGAAGCAAACCCTGCGTTGCCTTAATTTGTGCAATCCACTGAGACTTCAGCCCCGGCGTGACCATCTGCACACCATCTACGTCTAGCCGTGGGTCGCCGTTCTCGTCCACCTCGTTCACGTCTTCCAGCACACGCTCGACCGAGGTGTACGCACCTGTGATGTCTGGGCCAGTGACCCAGTAAAAACGCTCATCAGGCTTGGTTTCAACAGTGACCTCCACGAGGCCGATGCTGGCTTTGTAGCTGGCCTCGTAGCTGCCCCACGAAGCAGGGTGCTTTACACCGTTGTCGTCGATAAATGAGCGACCTTCGCGGATCACTCGACCATTTAGAGTCCACATTGTCTTCTCCTATCGAGCCGGGACGGGGGCGACACCATCGCCGCCAAAGGGGTTTTCGGCAAATGCCATGTAGATGTAAGTGTTACCGGATTCGTTTGTAGTACCATTGGCATTTCGCTGCTTAATACCATTTGATAAAATATCAATATTACGCCCTGTTGCTTCGGAAGCCGTAGTATTTGAAAGCAGCCCTAGACCAGTGACGTTATAACCGGGTCGTGTATTGTCTAAAATTTCCCATGAATCTGTCCCACTTGTTTTTTTAAACATTACAAAAGCAGGTCTGAATCCGCACCAGACAAACGGGCCATCTGTCGAGCCGTTGCCGGTGTAGCTGCCGAATTTGCTGAAGCCTTCGACTTCGTGGAAGCAGTAGAAAATTGCCGGATTGCCGCTGGTCCACGATACGCCTGTGTTGATAACTGTGGACGTTGGCTCTGCTGTATAAACAGTCGCAACTGCTGCCTCTGCGGAGGTGTCGTTCAGCTTCATGCTGTAGGTTCCGCCCGACAGTCCTTGATGCCAAACCCACCAGTTAAACACTTCGGACTGCATACGGCCTATCACCATGTCGGGTGCTTGTGACAGTCCGTGACCAATCGTCCCTGATGCCATAGACGCAGCACGGACAATACTAAACCCAGCCGTGGTATTAGCCGAAACCGTAGATGTAATGGAGCCATCAGTGTTCGACGCCGTGCCGTTACCGGCTAACCATTGCCATGCTGCGTAGGTAAAACCACTTTCACCAGACGATCCGTAAAGCCCGTCAACTGTAAACCCGTCCGCATCAAATGATGTTAATCCACCAGTATCTTCTGCATCTGTTCGATCTGATGAAAGGCGTAGTGAAGCACCGCGAACAGCATCCTCAAGTTCATGTCGGTCGGTACCGCTGCGTTTTTTAATCCATACAAAATCAGGCTGAAACGTCGAATTTTCTGACTGATTAACTTCGAGCGTAGAACCTGTTCCGGTATACAGCGTCGTCTGAAAATACTTCGAGCCGTCAGCGATTGCAGGTGTGGGCAGGTTGGCGGTGGACAGGGCTGAGAAGCCTGTTGGCGGTGTGTAAGCAAAGCCGGACTGGCCGAAATTGACTGTGTGGTTAGGGCTGGACGTATTGTATGACGACCAAAAGGGGAACCATTCGCTGCCATCGTTCAGGCCGCTAAAACGAGGATCAGTGTTGGTGGCGGGATTAGCCGTACCGCTAGAGTTGTGCCACGTGCCGTTCGTCCCGAACCATAGCGACCCGTTATCGCTATCATAGGCGATCATCAGTACATCTGTTGCACTCGGGGTGCTGACGCCTGTCCAGCTAGTGCCGACGGCCCCGCCGCCATCAGAGGCGTAGTATGTGATCCCTGCATTATTTGTTGTAAACCATCCACCAAATTCCCATCCACGGTTGCTGACCGTAGCAGCCGCGTCATTTACCTGCGCTATATTTTTGGAGGCTGTGGCTAACCCAATCTGGGTGATGTATCCCGCCGTATTAACGGTCATTTCCCAATAGTATTTGCCGGTCTGCGGAATGGAAATTGTGGACCTGATACCGCCCAACTGTCCCACGTTAGAGGTCATTGTCAGGTTGCCGTCAGCCGCAGTTACGTTCCCTTTGTCGAGTACGTTCCACGTCGCATAGTTATCAGTCGGCGTATCAGTGACCTGATCGTCGCTGGTCAGCCCTGACGATGTGAAGTCGTTGGCGTTGCCTGAGTAATCTGCGCCGAGATCGGCACTGTCCTCGCCTGTAATGTAGAAGCCGTTGGTTCCGTAGGTTCCTTCGTAGGCTTTCGGAATCCACACGCCGTCATCGTTGGTTTCACCGAAGTCAGTGGGAGAAAACTCTGTTCCATCGACAAAAACTATCTCAGAAAAATACCCATCCATATAAGGACCGTTAGAGGCACCTAATGCCCCCTCGCCAATTTTATGATTAACGGCTTTATTGATACCGCTGCCAATGTTCGGGGAACCGCTTAGTGTTTGCAGTACGTTATTTACATAAACTTTATTCAGAGTTCCATTGCCGGTGAAAACAATATGATACCACGCTGATGGATCGCGGAATACCGCAGTCGTGTTGTAGGTCGCCGCACCGTCGTCAGCGACGATGATCTGGTCTGAGGGATTAATCCCAATTCCGCTGTTTACACTCGGAAGCGCATAAAAAATTCCAAGATTTTTTCCAAGATTTCCACGCTTCATCCAGCACGAAAACGTCCATGTGTTTCCACCAGTCGAGCCGAATGTACGCTGCAATGTCGGACTGTCGTTGTCGTTGAACCGGATCGACTGGTCGATCTCGTAGCCGCCAGCAGATACCTTAGTGTTGCCCTGAATGATGGACATTAAGCGAACACCGCGCTCGTGACGACGTAAGCATTCGTGCCATCGTCATAGTAAGACAGCCAGTATGTGCCAGCCGCGCTGATCGTCGTGGCAAGGTTGGCATCCCCCTTGGTCGTCGCCGCGAGGCTGATCGCGTGACCGCCAGAGTTGTCGAGCAGGATGTTGCCTGACTGACCAGCGGTGTGGTTCGTGAACGTCAGGGTGCCAGTGCCGGTGGGGGTACACTTAAAGTTATTGGTAGCGTTCTGGTCCAAGCTGAGGTCGTTGTCTGTGGTGATCGTGCCGCGCTGGCTGACGGTAAACGTTTGAGCAGCGTCGGTGACAGCGTTGTCGGCGTCGTAAGCCTGCACATCGCTGCCGATAGCCACACCGAGGTTCGTGCGGGCAGTGGCGGCGTTGCCAAGGTCGGACAGATTGTTGGCGGTTTGCAAGAAGTCTGCCGCAACTAGAGCGGTTTCAACCCAAGCCGACCCAGTGTAGACCTTCAGGGCGTTGGACGTGGTGTTGAAGTACAGATCACCGGCCTGAAGCGCGGAGGTATCAGCCCGCTGCGTTGGGTCAGACGCGGATGGGCCAATGTACACGTCGGCAAAATTGGTGATGTCGACGACGTTGGTTGCGGCGACGGTGACGTCTGCGGAGATGCCTGCAACCGTAGTCACATCAGCGGAAACACCGGCTACCGTAGTCACGTTTGCCGCTACACCAGCGACCGTAGATACGTTGCTGCTAATTCCTGCAACAGTCTGAATCGCATCTGTCGCGTCGGTTCCGTCTTCAATGTCAGCAAGGGTCGCAATGTCACTAGCAACATCTGCAAGAGTAGTTACATCTTCACTGTTGGGCCCAGCTTCAGGAAGCCCAGTTGTAGAGTTAAACTGCAGATATTTGCCTAAACGATCCGCCTTTGCAGGCAATGTCATATTAACGCTAGTAGGGTCAGTGTCAGGCGCGATAAGAGTGCGATCAATCTGATTTTCGCGCTCTGCGATCATTGCCGCAAATTTATCTAACTCGTCGTTAAGCGAGTCAATTTGAAAGGGGCCACTAGCGGGGAAATCAGTTGACCGCGCAACAGGAACGTCGCGGACAATGGTAATAGTGGTATTTGTTACACCGCTGCCGCCAAGCGTAACTGTTCCGCCAGATGCTTCACCCACCCCGGATACAGAATACTCAGTAGCGTCAGACGGCGAAAGAGCATAAGAAAGCTCAGTATTGCCGTCATAAACAACAAGATCGCCTTCAGCAAAAAACTTGAAGGTAACAGTAAAGGCGGTTTGGGCCGAACCACCCACGGTGTATTGCACCCGAGGTGCTGTATCAGTTATAGCCATGATTGAATGAACTCACCCCTATTATTGGCTGCAACGCACATTAACGGATTGCTTTTTCAAAGCTGTCCCAAAACCAATCAAGGTGCGCGAGCCGGTTTGACCAAACGAGTTCTCTAATTCGCCTGGCTTCTAATGTGTTAGATTCCGTTGTAAGCAAATCGTACATATTTGCGTATGGTACAGCTGCAGGACCGACAAGATTTCCTAGAAGCTGCCGCATTGTTGGATCGTATGGCGGAGAAAGGCCAAGGACGCTTTTAATACCAATGGGCGCTCCAAGCGCCGTGTCAGTAAGCGTTTCAGCAAAGTGAGACGCATCCAGAAAAGGCGCAATAACACCAGCGCGTTCTACCGCGCCAAACATTCGTTGTTTTGCGTCTCTGTTGCTGTAACTTGGCCCCAAAGTTTGCGTAGAGCGGATGTAATCAACAAGACCGCCTAGCGCCACCATTGTTGTAATGCCAATCATGGCATCTCGTTTGTCGCCCTGCAGACCTGCTACCAACACTTTTTGGTGGGCGCTTAATCCAAACTTTTTGAACTGAAACAACAAGCTGCCAAGCTCGGGGCTAACCCAATCAGGCACCCCCTTCAACGAACGTACGTCCGTTGCAAACAAAGGGGCGTCACCAAGCCCCGGCGTTACAATTGTAAATCGAGCATCAACACCCATTGCGCGCTCAAATGTTTCACGTGCAACATCGTCAGCCCACTGGTCAGTGTGAGCAATAATGTTGTGCTTGGTTTTTTCCCAGTTGGCATTTTCCTTTAAGATGCGCTGCGCCATTGGCTCGTCAATGCCAAGCTTAGCTAGGCGAGCTTTCATCTTTGCGGAAATCTTGCCTGTTCCGTAGGCTTCTATGCCTTTAAGCAATTGGGTCTGGGTTACAACGCCATTAAGAGTTTTCATGGTGTCGGTCCAGAAGTTCATCCCATTTACATAGTTAAAATAAAAGTTTGTGGACCGCTCTAGGCCGCGCTCAAACCCCGTGTAAACACCAATGTAATCACCAAGGTCCGTTACACGCGCTGCGTTTGCGGCCATTATCATATCAGCCGCTTCGCCAACAGAGTTCATTAAAGATTTGGAGGCTTTCCACGTTCCAAACCCGGCAAACAACGATTCGTAAGTAGACCCGAGCGTGTTTCTCAAGCCGTTTACCATTACGACGCGACCAAGGTCAGGCAAAGCTGCAAGAGGACCAGTGAGCAAAGTTAGAGCCGCAAAGTTTTTAGACATCCTGATAAATCGAGACGAGATATTTGCGGGGTCAGTTGGCAAACCATACGTGCCACGCACCAAATCGCGCACTGCCTCTACGCGTTGTATAGTGCTTTCCATCTTTTTCTGATGCTCTCGCATCTGTGAGGGGCTCATGCCCTCTGCCTGCTCCTTAAAAAGCTTTCTGATGGCATCTATTTCGTCAGCAAGGTCAATGGACCCAAACTTTGAGTAAAGCCCTATGTCAGCATCTGTAGAACGCTGATACATACGCATAAGTGAAAAGATGTCTGTTTCGACAGCGTCACCCACCGCATCGTCAACAAACTTCATAGGATCGATGTTTAAGGTTCGCGCTTGTGCAGAGCGCATCGCTTGGTTCCCGCGATACGGAACGGTCTTTACGATGTCGTTATAAATTTCTTCTGCAACAGACCGGGTATGTTTACCCTCTTTCATAATAACGCCAATTACATGATCTTTGTTTTTCTTCCAAAAATCTCTGCGATAGACGACATTAAAATAGTTAGAGCGTTTACTTTGTGAGCCATTTCTGGCTCGCTCTAAACGATCTTTTGCAATACCTCTTGCACGGATAAGACGCGCACGCTCGGCTTCTGTTGCAATTCTTGCCGATGGGTTTGTGCTCGTCAGGGGAGCGCGCAGCTCTTCAAGTCTGCGATCAATAGCGCGCAGCTCAGACGCAACAACTCCTTCCCAAGTTCCTGTGCGCTGTCCTTTTTCCCACATATCATCGTAATATTTGCGGACATGCGTTGCCGCTTCAGCAACTTCTGGAATTGAGTGTTTCCCTCCGTTGCCTATTGCTTTTGTTATTTCGCGGCCAAATTGCCGAAAACTAAGCTCGTCAGCACGAGAGCGATCAAGTGCCATCCTCATTCCAGATGGGCGCTTGCCGGTAACCCGCAGCGCGTACTTGCTATAGTTTTCGCGTATTTGGCTAAAAGTTTGCACCATTGGGCCACGTCCACCGCGCAACAGTGTTTCAGCGTTATCGTTCGGTGTTGCCAATGCGCGATTTGCAAGATTCCCTCGCAGGTAGATTGGAATTTCCAACGCTCTGGTAACAATGCTTTGTGTAATAGCCGCAAGCTTTGTGTCCGGCTCATTTAACAAAACGCTAATAGGGTTTAAGTTTAATTTGTGAATCCCCCCAACTGCGTCTGCAGGCCGCATTTCTGCAACATCATCTGTAACAGAAAGTGGTTTTGACCCAAGATTAACATCAGCACCCAAAGCTCTCACATCGTTTGGGTCAGGAAGCACCATTTCTCTTAGAACGCGCTCTTCTACTTGCGCAGCCTCTTGCAAAGAAAGGTTGCGCATAGGCTTGGTTCTTTGAAGCAAGCCAACAATCGGGGCAGCACCAAGCGCGTATGCCAAATAAGAATCTTCGCGACTTGGATCGAGTATCTGTTTTGTGACCTCTTCTGTGCCAAGCACGCCTGCAGCACGCAGTATCTGCGATCCTTTTGTCGTAGCTCTAATAGCAGGCAAAGCCAACAAAGACGGGTCAACCATAGCCCCTGCTACAGTGCCCATAATTTGTGCGCCACGTTCACCGCTTAAATTGCTTTCTAGCGTTTTTTCGGCTTTGTATTCAGCAAGCAAACTTGTTGTGTGGTCATAAGAGTTGCTGTGCGAAAAATAAAGACGCGAAACAGCATCAAGGCTTTCAAGCCGATTGTCTCTAGTCCAATCATATTCAGGATCGACAAAGCGACCAGCAGCGTCAGCAGCTTGCTTTAACTCTTGAAGACCGTTGTCTGGCTCTGCTCCTGAAAGCAGAGCTATAACGTTTTCTTTAGCAACCGCGCTCCAAAACGCCTGTTGTTTAAAGCTCTTGTCAGAAAACTCTAAGGGCTTACTTTTAGCAATTCCGTACTTAAATTTTACTGCGTCCCAATTGATTGAAGGCTGCGGTTCAGCTGGTTCACTTTCTTCTGGCTGCTGCTCAACTGTTTCTACAGGGTCTAACTGTGAAATAGACACCTCTTCTTCCGGAGCCGCGTCAGGAATCTGCGGCTCTACCGAAGCTGTCTCTACAGGAGTCGTGTCAGAAACTTCCGGCTGCTGGCTTTCTTCTAGAGGCTGCTCACCAAAAATAAGCTGACCCTGGAAAGCAGCAATACGTTTCAGTGTCTTTTCATCTGGATTGGTGTGATGATATTTTTTGTAGAACTCAATACCAGATGATGCATCGCCAGCGGACATTGCGCGGAGCGTGTCATCCCAAGTTGGCTTTTGAAAGGTGTCAGCTTCAAATAGTATTTTTTGTTTTGCCGCATCTAGTGTTGCTGCATCACCAGACTCACGAGCCGTCACAGCCCATGCAGGCAAATTTTGCGAACCAATAGTGGTCTCTAAACGATTAACTGCCGTGCGCAACGAGTCTTCAGTGTATTGATATAAGCCCGCAGCCGTGGTTTCTAAGCTTTTAGCATCAGCTCGACGGTCGCTTTCGACAAGCGAAACCCAGTCTCCAAATTTATCAAAAGCCGCGCCCGCTTTTGCGGGGTCAATTTGCAGTCGTTTTAGATTTGAAGAGCGAACAAGCTCCAGCAGTTCGCTGTCAGAGATGTCACTCATTCATTTCACTTTCAGGCAACACTTGTTCAAACGTACTACCTGCTGCGCCCTCAAGACGAGCTGCAAAGCGGCCGCCAGTTATTTCTGCAGCACGACCCAGCTCTGCGGCATTTTTTTCATACCAATAAATATCTCGCGTATGATTGTCTGCGTTTGCCTCTGCCCAAGCTTCTCTAATGTTTCTCCCTTGAAGAAGCGGAACACCAACAGCCCGAGCAGCTGCGCCGGGCCCAGCCACAATGGGGTCAATAATGTTTTCAGCTATGCGAACGCGCCCTTGTTCCTTATCGTAAAAGATGAAGTCAGGGTCGTAAATTGGATCAAGAGCGGAATCCAAGACAGCCTTTGGTATTTGGTTAAGGCTGCCCTCAATTCTTTCCCACGCTGACAATTCAAGGTCGCCCTGAGCAAAACGCCGGACACGTTGGTTGTGCTCCCATTCGTCGCTCAAAATTTGCGCAAACTGCGTTGCTTCCTTCTTGTCTAATCGAAAGCCTTGATTTCGGGCCTCAGTAATTTTTTGCTCCAAGTATACTTCTTTTGCCCCGTCATCAAAAAGACCTTCTGGGACACGCCGACTTTTTTTGTTTGGAAAAAAAATGCCAACTGACTGCGAGCCCTGCTCGGCAGAAAGACCCGGCCTTCCGTCACCGCCTTGAGCAACCCGCATCTGAAATGACGGAACCTCCATTTCAAGGCCATCAGGAAGAGTGTAGAACATGCGAACAGAATTGCCCGTGCCGTTTGCAAAACGGTACTGACCCTTGTCCACAATTTCAGAAATAGTCTTTGAATCAAGATACGCAGGAATAGGTTCACCGCCAATGGTGCGCGCCTCTTCACGAACTGGCTGGTTCTCCAGCCTGTCGTAACTCATCTCTAAACCAAGATCAGGCACAGGCATGTTTGTCAGAGTCCAACGAGCAAACTCAGGAGAAAGCTGGTCGTATTTTTGCCCCTTAATAAGGCGAAGCTTTCGTTTACCGTCTTCGTCAGGGTAATCATTCATTTTAGTTGGATGATATTTTTCCCGTGCCATTACCAAGTGAATAATGTTTTCAAGAGCTTTGTCTGACAAATCACTAGCGTTGTCGCTGTAATTTAAAACATCATCATAAAACACTTCAGGAAGGTCATTGATGTCTACGCCATCGTCAGAGCCTATGCCTATAAATGACAAAGCACGAGAAACAAGGCTGGGATCGTCAAAACCAAAAACCTCTGGCGGCATTTCTTGTATAACGGCTTGAATACGTTCTTTATATTTTTCGTCCGCCATTAGTTACTGCCTTTTTTTCTAAGGTCCTTAATCGCGCTTGCAAGTTCTTCTCTCTGGCTGCTAGGCAATTTCATAAAGTCAGGGTTGCTCTGAAGTTTTTGCAAATTCTTAACGACTGTTGGGCGTTGAGTGCGCACTTCGGCTATGCCGCTTTGCAGTTCACCAGTGCTTGCATCACCCTGCCGTCCTTGTTCCAGGTCATATTGATATCGATCAATCCACTCAAACAAACTTGGTGGCAAAAACTTGTGGTCCGACATAATTGCGTTCAGCTCGAACGCTTCAAACGAACTACTGGTGACGTTGTTAAAATACTTCGGATCAGCTAAGGCCTCTGCTTCTTCTGGTCCAAGCTTGAAACGCAATGCGTCTTGCATCAAAGAAACGTTGTCATACGAATCTCCGCTGTATTCGTCCCAATCCGCATTTCCGTTTAAAACGCTTCTAACGATTTCTCTGCGCTCAAAAACAGCGTTAAAAAGTTTGTCGCGACGGTTCTTGTATGCCCTGTTTGGCATATTGACATCATCAAACTCTGTGTCGTTTCCAGCAAGGCCTGTCTGATCCCACTCAGCAAAAAAATCAAAGTCCTCTGAAGAAGAGAAGGGACTTGCCAAACGGGCAATCAATTGCCCTGCTTTTGAACCGGTTTCTACGTTGCTAAAAGTTTCTACTTTCAAATCCCTAACTACGCTATCAACAAAACCCTTTGATTTGTTTTCTTTGTCTGTCCAATCCGCTTTCCGCAGTCTTGTCGTGGGACGAAAACTTTCAACGTTCGTTTTAACGTTTGCCAAAATTGAATTAAGTCGTCCGGGCGAGCGTGTAATTTGACCCCCAGTGTCCTCGCCCAAAACATTGTTTAGCACCGTTGACATTTTTTCTGGGCTTGTCTTGCGAATCACGCTCAAAAACACATCAAACGTATCTGTATCAGTAGACTGATTGGGATGCTTCTCCCTAAACAATGCACCCAGAATTGTAGCAACGTGGGCGTTCTGAGTACTAACCGGATAATATTTTCCAAAAGGCACATCTAGCGCTTCGGCATACTCCCTCATACCGTCAACGTCGATAGAGGCACTAAGCTGTTCCGCAATCTCGGCTGCTGTAAGATCGGGGTCTGCTTGGGTAGCCGTTACAACCTTTGCAGCGTTACTCAAAGACAAAGCAGAAATTTGGGTTAACTTAGAAATCTGCTCTTCTTTAATTTTTTTCTTTCGTTCTGTTGTGTAGGCACGAATTGCCGTCCCGAAACTACGGGCAGCAGCTGATCTAAATTTAAGACCTCTTGTTTCGCCTTCTTTGCTACCATCTTCAACGGGCTGCAGCGCACCGCTTAGAGCCTGCGCCACTATCTCTTCTAATTCTTGCGGTGTTTTAGCGTAGCCGCCCTGTACCGCATCATTCATTATCCCATTAACTTGAGTTGACCAGTCAAGAGACAGCTTTGCATCTGCATATGCTTTTGAAACTTTATCGGCTTTATTTTCATACAAATTCCCTGACTTACGAATAAGATCAGAAATTCCTGTCTGAAAAGTTGTTGCTCGAAGTTCGTTTACCCCAGAAATCCCAGAGTGCTTCTTTTGAAGCCCCTGAAGTTTTTGATTATAAATTTCTGGCGAATACTCATTTTCGTCTGCAAGGCTATTTAAATTATCAAGCTCTGCATCAAACGCTTCTTGCGCTCGCAAAACGCGGACGCGCTCTGCCTCGCTCATGTCTCTTTCTTTTTTTTGTTTGTTTAGCGCCTCTAGTCTTGTTTCTTCTGCTTGACGGCGTTCAACTTCTCTCTGTGCATAGGGCGCAGCGCCTTTTGCAAAACTAGCTATATCTGCAAAATCAACCATTTTTACCTCTAGTCGCTGAGCGCCGTAGCTGTTTGACCAGCCGCTCGCCCAAGAGTTTCAAAGCCGCTACTGCGCACACTTGAAAGTCTTTGCTGCGTTCTGTAGTCGATGTTGGCCGTGTCTGTTCGACCCACTACTCCAATTTGACCAATTTGCGTCTCAAAGAGACCTTTTGATAATTTGGCGTCTTTAACTTTCTTATCAGCCAAAGCAACCATTGACTGCCCTTGAGTTTCGCCAGACATTATTGCAGCAAGACTTGCTTGCACTTGTTCACGCCGCTCAAGCTCTCGTCGCTGAGCCTCTATTAGTTGTTGGTTCATGTTAATCATGGAAACTTCAGCGTTTAACCTGCCCATCGCCTCCATGTCTGACATGCTACCAAAAGACGAAAGCGCGCCCGCAGCACTTGCTAGCGGAGAAATGTATGGCAATGCCCCACTTAATGATGAACCAATGGCTCCAAGACTGCTAAAAAGAGAGGCTGACGGAGCAATAGAGGTAAAAGAAGCACCAAGCGGCGCAAAACCAATAGCACCGGGAACTGCTGCAGTTCCAGCAGCCATAAGCCCCGGCCCTGCAAATGCGGGGGCAACAGCAAACATCCCCGGCCCTGCGGCGGCAAGAGTTCCTGCCGCTACAGGAGCAGCGGCTGCAGCAGTCGTTCCTGCAGCAATGCTTGTTGCAGCAGCAGTTGCGGTAACGGGTTCACACATTAGTAAGCCCTCATTTCAACAACCATACCCAAAATACGCAAAGGCAATGGATCGGTTTGTGTTAATGTAATTGTAGGTTCTCTAGAGTACCCAAGAATAGGAAACTCGTAATGTCCTGCCTGCGCCTGTAATTCCTGGCTCATATCATCTGTTACTTGGCGAACAGCAAGTTGATTCCCGGCAACTTTAATATCGTATGCCCCAATAATATCAACAATGCAGCGAGTAATTCTGCGAAACGAACCATCGAGCGCCCCACGTTTAGCTGCAAATGTTACCGGCATTGTTTCTAAAACAGGTGTGTATGTGTAGCCTGCTCTGACATCATCTATGCCGGAATAATCAATTTCTATTGTTCCGCCTGCAGAAACAGTCTCAGTGCCTAGATACAAATTCCCCGCAACAACATGGACTGTTTCATTAGCTAAATGGGTAAACCCAGTGTAAAGACGGCCTGTCGTAAACGTTATGGCTGCGTTGTCTGCCGGAGAGCTGTTAAGATCAGAAGACAGCGTCAAGGTCGCGCTGCCAGCCGAATAGTCTACGCCAGTGATTGTGTACGTGCCCGTAACGCCGCTAATAGTAAACTGATCGCCATCGAAGGGCGTGCTCGTCAATCCGTCGATAACAAGCGAGTTTCCTGTTTGCGAGCCACCGTCAACAAGTGGTGTGCCGTACTGAGACATCGTTCCAACAGCAGAGCTGTCTAGCGTAACGCTATCGTCGTCTGCGAGACTCTCAAGGCAATAAACGGTCGACCCATCAATCGTCCGTTTAACAGCAACAAATATATCTTCACCAACACCAGCGGCACTTTCAAACGTGTCGCCCGAGCGAGTAGACCAAAGCGAAAAGCCTCGCACCTTTTGCTCACGAATCGAGTGCATGTGAACAAGTGTGCCATCTGAGTTTACAAACAAAA